AATCTCTTTATGAACTCGCAGTTGCAGAACAAAAGATGATCCATATAGTAACTGGATGTACGACTGTTCGTGACTTAAATGTAGTGCTTGAAGATTACTTCAGCGTTGCAATGTCTAATACACAATGTCTAGAATATGGAAGATGCACAACCAATGAAGAAACAGGAAACATCGAAAGAAAAACAACTTTCGACTACTCAGGCGGATACAAATTCTGATTATCATATCAGAGAGACTTTAGAAGATTTAAAACATATAAGTGAATATGATGTAGACAAGTTTGATGAAGCGTTGATGGCATGGTCAGAACAACAACACTTCGGACAAACTAAATTTCAAAACGAATACTTTGTTGTAAACTCACAGGTATCCCCATACAGACAAGTACGTCAGGCAATGATGGAGATACAGGGTAGAACAAACGCATTACAAAAAACTACTATACAGTTCAAGCGTTGTATGAATGACATTGCAAGGGTTACTGCTGCAATGGAAACAGAGGAAAACGAGTTTCATAAGATTGATAGACAGTATGAGCTAGAGTTACTCTACCTTGATAGACAAATATGGTTAAATAAGATTAAGCAATGTAAAGAAGAACTTAATGGTTTGTTTGAAATCATCAAGGACAAGGCAGGAACTGATGACCCAGAAAAAATAACAGCATTACTAGAAGATAAAGAGTTAGAGAACGTAGAAGAGCATAAGTATTGGATTGCTCGTATGGGAAAACAGAGTGCAATAGATCTGCTAACTACTGGTAGAGTCCAAGCAGGTAACTTGGAATCTCTGTTACAAATGGCACCAGAAGATCAAGCAGCAGTTACTGATCTTGCTATGATGTACTCTACTGCTGTCAATAAATCTATTGGTGGTATCAAAGAAGTAGCAGAAGAAAGAGTAGAAAAAATGATGGAAGGCAAACCTCCACAACTATTTGACACAGCAGGTGTTTTATCAGATTATGCAACAAACAACCTTAAGGACAGGAGTCTTCAGTCTTCCGATCAATCCGAAACTCAGTCCTGAGTTTATTGATAGTGACTTTATACCGTTTTTAAAGAAACACTCTAACTTAATATACGACCTATATTTTACTACAAGAATGCCACCCTTTATGCAAGATGCAATGGGGGACGTTTTTCGTACGGAAATGGACGCACAGGGTGCTGCGAAGAATGCATTGTACATATCACAAGAGACAGGAATACCATTATCAGCAACATTCAATAATATATGGGTGAGACCTGACCAAAAAAATCTTGAGACTTTTATCACCAACTTTAAGTTTTTATATGATAATGGTGTAAGGTGTGCAACTATACCTCATACATCATGGGTCTCTACGGGTCAGATACAACGGGAATACCCAGAGCTTGAGATAAAGAATACTATTCTTAGAGAAGCATGTAAACCAAATGAGATAGTATCACTAGCAAGTGCAGGGTTTCATTATATAAATTTAGATCGTGACGTGATGAGAGACAGACCATTACTAGATCGCATTGTAGAAGCAAAGAAATATTGTCATAGTAAAGGTAACGACATAATGCTATCACTCTTAGCAAATGAACATTGTTGGGGTGGTTGCCCTATCATGCCAGAACATTATCAGTATAATGCAACAAGAGAGGGAAGTGACCCTCAATACTTCAATAGTACTATAAGTCGTGTGTCATGTTCACGTTGGGAACAGTATGACCCCGCTAGTGAACTTAAAGCAGCAAACATACCGCCTTGGAGAAAAGATTGGGAAGAGTTCCTAGATGCAGGTATTGATGTATTTAAGTTACATGGTAGAGAAGATGCTATGAGATTGAAAGAGTCTATGGACATCATAGAAAGATGGGCAAATCATGATGAAATGATGCAACCAACGTTTAGTGAGTACATGGACGACGTGGACATGCCAGAAGCACCTATAAATATCTGGCGAGAGAAAATAAAATCTTGTAGGTTCGATTGTTGGGATTGCAACTATTGTGAATCTGTGCTAGAATCTAGGTTAAAGAAGCAAAAACGAAAAGAAATGAATCCACTCGTTGATCTTGCAATAAGATCTATTGATGCTGCTGTTGATAATAAATCTAACTTCGATCCAAAAGGATATGATGTTCTAGGTTTATCATCAAATAAAGTCAGACACTTACTAAACAACTTATGTCAAGAACGTGGCACTGTATATGTTGATGCAGGTTCTTACATGGGTAGTACAGTATTTGCAGCTCTGTATAGAAATAGTGCGGTCAAGGCATATGCTATTGATGACTTTCAAGACGAGATAGTAAAACCAAAACGTAAAGACTTACATAAACCTTATGCGGACATAACAAATCCAGTTGATGAGTTCATTAAGAATGCAGAGAAATGGATGAATACTGATTGTTCTATTGGTTTCTCAGTTAAACCTATACAAGCAGTTGAGTTTAATCCTCAGTTTCCCCCTCGTGTAATATTTTATGATGCTACTAACGATCATGATATGATTCCAAACTTAGAACATATCCATAAGTATGCAGATAAAGATTATATACTGGTAGTTGATGATGCTAACTTTGAAGGGGTGATGGATAAAACAAAAGAGTTCACCAAAGATAAGAATGTTATATGGGAGAGAACTATACTCACAGAAACATCAGAAGATGCAAATGATTTCTGGAATGGTGTACACCTTGTAGTGATCGAGAAATGAGTGATATAGCAATATCAGATAGATTTATCAAACTGTCAGAGTTTGAAGCAATATATCACGGATTACTGGACAGTTATTTTCCTTGGAATGCATCTAAGATTGTAGATGACACAAAGGATAATAAGCATCGTAACCTACAGATGACTCATATGTTCTATGAGAGACATACACCTGACGAGTCATGTAAACTTTTATACCCTATCTTGCAGAAGTTACAACCTTGTGCTATAATCAAGATCAAAGCAAACCTTATCATGGGAACTGATACGTTAGTTGAACATGGTATGCACATTGATGTATTAGATGCAGAAGACAGAGACTATCTCAAAACTTCTATCTATTATTTGAATACCTGTGATGGTTACACACTCTTTGAAGATGGTACTAAGATAGAATCCATTGCTAACAGATTAGTTACATTTCCAAATGGTATGAAACACACAGGAACATCAACAACAAATGCTTCTTTCCGTATGGTAATAAACTTTAACTATGTTTAAAATACTAGAATCAATAGCACAGAAGGAACTCTACATGGGTTACATCTTTGGTATTATGATCTTAGGTGGATTTATCAGAGAGTATCATGTATTAAATGATGTTTACTCACTCGCAAAGAAATATATTAAAGACAACAGGGTGATGATAATTCTCACCTCTATTTTAGGTGGTGTGTTACCTATACCTGGTCGTGTGGCATTGTCAGCACCATTGTTAGATGCTATAGCACCGCCTGATAAGAAAAAGAGAAGTGCATTCGGTATTATTGATTACTTATCTACACATCATTATTATTGGTGGAGTCCATTAGAAAAGACTATTATATTGCCTATGGCAGCATTGGGTATAACTTATAGAGAAATGTTAGGTTATACTTTTGTGCCATTGTGTATCTGTTTATTATATACTTGGTGGTATATATTTTCTAAAGTTGACCCTAGATCAGTTATACCTAACATGGATAATATCCGAGACTTTAACTGGCAGAGGGCATTACGAGGTTGGGCACCCTTTATTGCTACGATCTGGTTTTTATTGTGTGTAGGTAAGGCAGGTGCTATATTCTTTTTCCCTTGGTTCATAGGTATGGCATGTTATTATAGTATTCTATGTAAAGATTGGAGGTGGGGTAAATATCTTGATGGTAACTTTGCTATTATTGCAACTATAGTATTGGCATTAGGTGGTGTTGTAGGTATGATAAAAGAACCTGTTATGGTGTATCTCAAGTCAGCAGACCCGACTATGATTGTACCAGTATCAATAGTGGGAGCAATAGCAGCTTGGATTATGGGTTCATCTGGTAAGTATGCAGGAATGACATCAGCACTTGTATTGATATTTGGTCAGCAATATCTCGTATGGTTTTTAGCAACAGAATACTCAGGGTATCTACTATCCCCTGCACATAAGTGTTTGATGATTGGACAGCAATACTTTGGCACACCTATCAGAAAATACTATAAAGTGTTAGGTGGATTGTGTGCATGGTTAATAGGATACGCATTCATAACTACTTTTGTATAAATACAAAGGATAAGGTACAGGTATTTTTATGTCACAACTGAATGTAGGCACATTAAACGTAGGTACTACAACATTTACTGGCGACTCATCATCATTAAACTCAGCACCTGCAGGTACTATAACTGCAATGTTGAATGGAAGTCCTAGTGCTAATCATTCTATCATGTATAATGGTTCGCAATGGGTTCCAACTTTGATGGAAGGAAGGTTGTTAGCACTGAACGTATATACATCACAGAACGGAACTCATGATTCATATAGCACATCAAGTGGAAGTGGTACATGGACTAAACCAAGTGGTTGCAGTAATGTTTTAGTATATGTCACTGGTGGTGGCGGTGGTGCAAGAATAAATGATAACAACTACAGAGGTTGTGGTGGTGGAGGTGGTGGCACCTCTATTAAATGGATTGATGTATCAGCAGTAAGTACTGTATCATATTCTTATGGTAGTGGTGGAAGACGAGCTCGTAATGGTGGTAGAGGTAGCACAGGTGGTACATCATCATTTGGTTCATACTGCACTGCAACTGGTGGAGCAGGTGGTCAATCAGATAGTCCATATGAAGGTGGACATGGTGGAACTGCCAGTGGTGGAGACATCAATGTACCTGGTGGTGGAGGAGAAATGTCACATGACCACAACAGAGAAGGTGGTGGAGGTTCATCATTCTGGCATAAACCAGGTTCAAACCACCATTGTTGTGGAGGAACATACAACATAACAGCAGGTCAATGGGGGTCTGGTGGAGGTTGGGGATATTATTCTCAAAACGCAGAGAACTCATGTGATGGTGGTGCGGGTTGCGTAATCGTTTACAGTTATTCTTAAGAACATGGCAAATTTTTCACTAGTAGAATCAGCACATAATGGAGCAAATGGAGTTGTTCTGTCTATTGTTGATGATGAAGCAAAAAAGACTGACGTACACTCAGATTATAAATGGGTCGCAGGTCCTGACACTTGGACAAGTGGCACAGACTCTATTGACTATGAGTATGACTCTACAGCATCAGAGGGAAGTCAGGTTACAGCAAAAGCACCTTTCACACCAGATTATACTATTCTCAGGAGAGAAGAAGGATATAATAATATTGCAGATCAGTTAGATCAACTCTGGCATGACATAGATGATGGTAAGTTCGGTGCTGATGCCAAGACAGGAATATGGTATAATGGTATCAAGAGTACGAAAACAGCATATCCAAAAACTTGACACGCATTAAAAATATGCTATAATAGGAGGGTACTTTGGCACAAACCAATGCCCTCTTTTATATTGACCGCCATTGATGATGACGGAACAAATACAACAAAGGAATT